CCGAGTCGTCCACGCCTGGCAAGCCAGGACGAGAACCTGCCTAACGGTTGGGTTCCCCCACCTGAGCCTCGAAGAATACTTCAAAGAAAGACAGCCACCGCTCCCGCGTGTCAAAGGGAGAGCGGGCTAGCCTTATGGCTGGCGCGCGATCCCGGAGGCAACGCGAGTTGGCGGCAAGCCATTCTCGTCGGTATCATTCGTCGCTCAGCGGACTCAATGGCGTTCCACGTCGCCTTGAGTCTCCACCGCCTGCAACTGTAGGAACAACGGACTTCGAAGCGGAGTTTCCCTCCCTACCGTCGTCGGGCGCCCAGCGAACACGTGGCTCAGAGAGACCCCTTGCCGATAAAGGCAAGGGCATTCCTCGAGCGCGCGACTCGCGAAGGCGCCGCGGCAAACCCGCTCCGGGCAGAGCTTCTCCATTGGAGGACTCTCCGGGGGGGACCGCAAACGGCGGCGGCCGGGGGACAGCTCCCTTCTTAGAACGAACGAACCCGGAAACCGGGCTCCCCTCTTCCTCGACATCGGGCGTCCAGCGAACACGTGGCATCGAGAGAACCCCTGCCGTTTCTGGCAGGGGCATTCCTCGGGCGCGCGACTCGCGAAGGCGCCGCGGCAAACCCGCTCTGGGTAGAGCTTCTCCATTGGAGGACTCTCCAGGGGGGACCGCGAACGATGACGGCTGGAAGGGAGTACCGTTCTTGGAACGTGTTGTCCTTGCAGCTGCGGCGGCGTCGGCCGTCTCAAAAGCTGAGGCCAATCAGCTCGTGGAAATGAAGCATGCCCGCGCGGGTGATGCTCTTTCCCTCAAGAGGCGCTCTACTGCGCGACGTGCGAAATGGATCTTAGGATCCGGATCTCGCGTCGATGCGCAGATGAGCTTCTTAGGGAGAGCATTACCGCCCAGTAGCCCTTCGGCTGCTGAGGAGGCGCTTCGTCAACACAAGTCTGACTACACCTCGGAGTTTGTGACAGACGACGTCCATCTTTCTGCTTGCACTGCGTTCGTGACGCGGTGGGCTAGGTCCAAGCTGGTCAAGCCCAAGGTAACCCTTGAGCCGCCGGCCTGGCCTTCTGGGAGCTCTTGCTTCGAGCGGACCGCCAAGAAAGGAGGGACTTTGTCCTACCTACTTGAACGGTCCACCGAACAGGAGCCACCCACCCACTACCTCTCCGACGCGGTCGCGGTCGAGGTCGCTCAGGACATCGGCCTCTTCTCTTACGCCCTAAAGCGCATGAAGGAGGGCCTCGTCCCAGAGCACAAGATCGCTTGCATCACAGAAAGAGGGTTGAAGACTCGGGTGGTCAACGTGGGACCAGCCTATTGCCAAGTTCTCGGCCATTCGGTGCGAAAGCACCTTCTGCGCGGACTTCGGTCCACGCCAGGCGCCTACCAACCCATAGTCGGGGCGGAGGATGAAGAGATCCTCAAGCTATTCGAAGGGGCCAGCTCCGAGACTGTTGTCTCGACTGACCTCACGAGAGCTACGGATCTCATCCCTCTCGACCTCGCTAAGGCTGTGGTGGACGGGCTGGCTGACAGTGGTCGCCTCTCTTCTTTAGAGATCGACGTTCTGCGGCTCCTCACGGGGCCCCAGTTGCTTCGATACCCTGGGGAAGATGCTCCTGTTGTCAGCTCTCGGGGGATCCTCATGGGTCTTCCCACTTCCTGGTGCATCCTGTCGCTAATCCACCTTTATTGGTTGGATGTAGCCAAGACAGCTGCCCTTGAAGCTGCGGGTCGAAGAAAGCCCCGAATCCGGTCATCCATCTGCGGCGACGATGCGCTCCTCGCGACAACTGTCGTGGGCGCTGCTTCGTACGCGCAGTGTGTGACGGACTGCGGGGGGTCTCCTTCCCTTGGAAAGCATTATGAGTGCTCCTCCGGCTCCGTCCGCCGCGCGGTCTTCTTAGAACGTCTCTATGAGTGGGATGTCGAAGACGGTAAACTCCGGCGAGGGATTCGCTTTGCGGCGATTCCCATCAAAGGGTTCACGTCTCGCAACCTGCCCAGAGACTTCCTCGAGGACCGGCTGGTTTCATGCCGTTCCTTCGGGCTGCGACAGATCTTAGGGATCGACTCTCTTTTGAGTCAAAACCCCTGTCTAGAGCGGCCCTTGCGGGACTACATGAT